CAAAAGTAACTGAAAAAGAAAAAGAAATGTATGGTGAAGATGCGGCAAGGTTTACATCTTTATATAATTCTTACATGCAATCTAAAGAAAAAGCTGATACGCCTGAACAAATGGAAACAATAGAAAAACGTTTTAAAGAAGTACAAGACAGTTTTGATGGGAATGCAGTTGGTGTTGCTTATAGACTTATGGATGAAGAAAAAGAAGGTAAAATGGAAGGTGGCATGATGAAGTACGCAGAAGGTTCTATGCTTGTACCACCAGAAATGGAAATGCCTGTAGACACCTATTCTAATATCCCCGAAGACGAAATAGCAGAAGCAAAAGCTTCACAGCTTCCAGACGATGAAATGGAAGATAAGTACTTAGAGTACGTACTTGACGAATCTTTAGATCAAAACGACCAAGAATATTTAATGAATGCTCTAGATGGTGATGAGCGTTTAAGCGGCATCTTTGATAAAGTCATGGATGTAGCAGGAGAATTCTCTGGCGAAGGCGAAGTAGAAGGCCTTGGCACTGGAGTATCAGATTCGATTCCCGCAAGGTTATCGGACGGTGAATTTGTTTTCACCAAAAAAGCAACCGATCAAATAGGCGCAGATAAGCTTCAAACTATGATGGATGATGCTGAACGTGCTTATGACGGCGGTTACATGAAGAAAGCGTTTGGCGGTATGGTAGACGACAAGCTCGAAGATAATCGAGCAGGTATGTATGCTGACGAAGAAGAAGAAATCAAAAAACAAATGATTAATTCTAATCGTATGCCAAGCATTAGATCGCGATAAGGCTACTCTATTTATAGACCCCTTATCATTTTTAAACCTAGAGGCCACCTTGAAGTATCAAGACCCTGTATTGTAAACGCGAACAGTACAGCCACCTTGAAAGACTAGCAAGCCCCAAAAGGAGAGTGACAATGACAACTGCAAGTGAAATGATAGACGAACCAGAAGCAAATCCATATAATGCTAGAAAAGATTGGCATGAGGATGTAAAACCTACAAACTCAGGAAGCGCAGACGGGTTATATTTTGAAAGACCTACAAAGGCCACCTCCAGTGACGAAGAGTCTACTGAAGCCCCCAAGCAAGGAAAACAAAATACTAATTATAAAAAAAGATACGATGACTTAAAAAAACATTATGACGAGAAGGTAGCGTCTTTTAAACAAAAGGAACAAGAACTAAGGGCAATGGCACAAAGTAGCGAACCTGCTTATGCACCGCCTAAAAGTGTCGAAGACCTAGAACAGTTTAGAGAACAATATCCTGATCTATATGAAACTGTAGAGACTGTTGCACACTTACAAAGCGAACAACAAGTCGAAGCAATCAGAAGTAAGCTCTCAGCTATTGAAGAAAGAGAGGCCGCTATTGCACGTAGAGAAGCTGAATCAGCCCTACACGCACAGCACCCCGATTTTGAAGATATACGAGGCGATGAAAAGTTTCATAACTGGGCAGAAACTCAACCCGAAGCAATTCAGGATTGGATTTATAATAACCCAAACAATGTTAATTTAGCCATCAAAGCTATTGATTTATATAAATTAGAAAATGGTCTAGCTAAAAATACAAAGCAGAAGTCAGCAAAGTCACAATCTTCCAAATCTGCGGCAGACTTTGTATCTACCAAAACAACAGGTGTAGATGCTAAAGAACCAAAGATATGGACACAACGGGAAATTGCCTCGTTGTCCATGAGAGATTTTGATAAATATGAAGCTGAAATTGATCAAGCTATTATGGAAGGACGAGTGCGATAATTTTTAATTATTGTCTTTTAGGAGTAACATAACATGGCTTTTAACCAATCAGATCAACTTTTTGAACAAAGTACAGATACCAACGGCAACTTTGGTAATTCTGTTTCAGGGCAAACTAATGCCTTTTTCATGCCTTCAATCTATTCTAAGAAGGTTCTTAATTTCTTCCGTAAGTCTTCAGTAGCGGAAGCAATTACTAACACCGATTATGCAGGTGAGATTGCTTCTTATGGTGACTCTGTAAAGATCATCAAAGAGCCAGAGATTACAGTTTACCAGTATGAGCGTGGTGCAGACGTAACTCAAACTAAACTGACTGATGCAGAGACTACTCTCATTGTAGACGTAGCTAACGCTTTCAAATTTAAAGTAGACGACATTGAAACTTCTATGTCTCACGTTAACTTTAAAGAAGTAGCGACTTCTTCAGCGGCTTACGCTTTGAAGGATGCATTTGACGCAGGCGTAATTGCTAAGATTATTGCAGGTGTTTCTGCTTCTAGCCCTAACCACATTCTTGGTTCTGATAATGCTACTGACCTTGCGGAAGGTACTTTTGACGGAACTGGTAACTTGGATATTGGTTTTGGTTCAAGTGAGCATGATCCAATTGATGTTCTTTCTCGTATGGCCCGTCTACTTGACGAGCAGAACGTACCAGAAGAAGGTCGTTGGTTCCTAGCTAACCCTGAGTTCTATGAAGTTCTAGTTCAAAGCTCTTCTAAGCTACTTTCTGTTGATTTCAACGCCGGACAAGGTTCAATCCGAAACGGCCTAGTATCAACTGGTAAGTTGCGAGGATTTGACATGTACAAGACTAACAACATTGCGGCCACATCTAATGCGGCAGGACAGTGTGTAGCGGGTCACATGTCAGCTTGTGCTACTGCACAGACTATCACTAGCACTGAGGTCATCCGTGATCCAGATAGCTTTGGTGATATTGTACGAGGCTTGCATGTTTATGGAGCTAAAGTACTACGTCCAGAGGCACTAGTATCTGCATTCTACGGTATCGACTAAGTAGAAGCATAAGAAAGGGGGATGAAATACTCCCCCAATCTTTTTAAGGAGTATATATGCCACAAGTAGGAACAAATGAAAAACCAATGATGATTTCAGCTAATCCACGCGGAAAAATACTTGGAGACACAGGAAGTTTTTACAAATCTGAAAATAAAAAAAAGTATGATGAAAACTACGATGCTATATTTGGTAAAAAGAAAAACACACAGGCGAAATAATTTATGGCTACATCCTATCTTGATTTAACTAACGAACTATTGCGAGAGCTTAATGAAGTCACTCTCACAACTGCAACTTTTGCAGGGGCTGTAGGTGTACAACAACACGTTAAAGATTCTTTAAACAGAGGATACTTTGATATTATTAATCAAGAACCTCAGTGGCCTTTTCTTTCTGTAGCTGAAAGCGGCACAACTGATCCAATGTATGGTAATGTATACGTAGAAACAGTAGCAGGCACAAGATTTTATGAGCTAAAGCCTTCAAGTTCAGACATTACAACAGATTATAGTTCGATAGATTGGGACAACTTCTATTTAACAACAGTAGGTGTTTCAGGCGAAACAACTCCTTACACCTCAAGAAACTTGCGATTTTTAACAACCGAAGAGTGGAAAGATACGCGAAGAGTTTCAGAAAATTTAGACGATGCTGACTCACAAAACTATGGTGAGCCTAGCAATGTTATTAGAAGCCCAGACTCACGAAAGTTTGGACTCAGCCCTATACCAGACAAAGTTTATCGCGTCTGGTTTTTTGCATGGAACTTGCCAACAAAACTAACAAACTCTACAGACACAGTAGTTTTTCCAGAAATGTATACATCTGTATTATTAGCTAGAGCAAGATATTACATTTGGCAGTTTAAAGAAAATCCTCAAGCCGCCGCATTTGCGCTTGATGACTATAAAAAAGGAATGCGTAGTATGCGCTCTAATCTTATTGAGCCTACGCCTTCTTACTTTAAAGATGACAGGATGAGACTTATTTAATGGCCGCCTCTCAACCCTTTGGTATTTCATGCAAAGGTGGGTTAAATACTAACCTGAATCAGCTTGAAATGCTCGCTCAGCCGGGATTAGCTACAAAGCTTACAAACTTTGAGGTTGATCCTGATGGCGGTTATAGGCGAATAAACGGCTATACAGCCTTTGGTGATACTAGACCAAATAGTGCTAACAAAATACTAGGCATGACAGTATATGCTGATGGGCTTGTTGTTTGTTCAGGCGATGGAATCTTTTTTAGCCAAGACGGAGAAAGCACTTGGCTTCAACTAAACAGAGCAAGTGTTGCAGGTTCAGGAGATAATTACACAGCCTTTACAGGCCGTAGTATAGATGCAAGAACTTCACAGGGTCAAGTAACTTTTGCACTCTTTGAAGGTAACACCGACTACGGACAACTAGTAATTACAGACGGAGCAAACAAGCCTTTCTTGTTTAGTATGACAGGAACAGGAAACTTAACAACTAGAACATTTTTTGCAGAAGAAGTAAC